GATACAAAGGACTTTATTGGGATAAAAATTTAGGATGTTTTAATTATGATCAAGCAGAGGCATTCGTCACTTTAGATTTTAGATTTCCTACAGATATAAATGAAAAGAAGGGTGTAATGGATTTTCAGTCAATGGAGAATGTATTTTTTAGTGGATTGTACAGAGTGACTAAAGTAACAAGTAATTTTGATCAAGGAAAATTTACACAAACACTAGCCCTAGTTAGATTTGACCAGCAAGGAAAAGAAATTAATGTTGTGGAAAATATAAAAATATTGTCAGATGCTAAAGAGAAACTGATAAATTCTTTGAGTGGAACATACACATTGACCAACCAAGAGCTTGATGCCAAAACACAGGCAGATAATCAACTCGGAAGTGGAGGAGCATAATGCCAGGCGATACATCAACACCCAATAGACAGAATAGAACTTCTACCTACACAGAGGTCAATCCTGGCCCCTATATCGGCATAGTGAAAGACAACGTGGATCCTTCTAAAATGGGAGGATTACGAGTGCTGATACCCAGTCTATCAGGAGTTAACGAAGGGTTTGCTGGGCAGCTCTATGATGTGCAATACCTTATGCCATTCTATGGTGCTAAGAGTACCAATGCATTGTCTGGCAGCACAGCGGGTGACGTAGCCAAATATGAAGATGGAGCTCATTCTTATGGAATGTGGATGGTGCCCCCAGACATAGACAGTCGAGTGCTGGTTATATTTGTAGAAGGCAAAATTTCTCAGGGTTTTTGGTTTGGTTGTGTACAGGATCCTTTAACCAATCACATGATTCCAGGCATAGCAGCATCGAAAGACACAGTGGGAGAAACATCATCAGAAGATACCACACAAGATCTTAAAAGAGAAATTTATGGCACAGATATAGTGCCAGCCGGAGAAATAAACAGGAAATTATATAATTTTAGTGGAGGAGCAGGAGGCACCGATAGATTAAGGAAACCTATACATCCATTCGCAAATACTCTGAGAGAACAGGGATTGAGCCAAGACACAGTGAGAGGCACTACAACTAGCTCTGCACGTAGAGAGAGCCCTAGCGCCGTGTTTGGAATCAGCACACCAGGAAGAGTAGATCCTGAAAGAAGAAAAGCCAAATTAGGACCGGTAGATGCATTAGAAGACATACCAGTGGTAAGAAATGCTGGACACACTTTTGTAATGGATGACGGAGATGCAGTAGGAGACAATCAATTGATACGATTAAGGACCAGTTCTGGTCATCAGTTATTGATGCATGATACAGCAGGAGTGATGTACCTAGCCAATGCTAAAGGCACTGTATGGATGGAGTTTAGTAACGATGGTGCAGTGGATATCTATGCTCAAAAAGGTTATAACATAAGATCTGGGGGAGACATAAACTTTCACTCAGAAGGTGATATTAATATGTACGCCAATAGGAATATTAAAATTAAAGCCAACGAACATCTAGGAGAAGATCCATTAGATAGAACTATTAAAGGATTTGTCAGCATTGATGGTTCAATTATTAATCAAATAGCCAGCCGAGCAATGAATGTGACAGTGGACAAAGGATACTACAGTCTGCGAACCGGTATGAGCATCTACACACAAGCAGCAGGTGGGCAACAAATACATCAAGCATCAGGACAAGTGCACCTAGTGGGCAGTCAAGTCCATTTTAACAGTATGCCTGCAGATCCAAATCTAGTACAACCTTTGCAAAGAACTGCTTTCAATCAACCATATGGCACAGGAACTGGAGAAGTTCAAGTTCCCGATGTTACTCCTATTCTCAAAGGATCAGTTGGAGTGATGAAACAAGACAGAAGCATACCAGGCATGTCAGGCATGCGAGTGCCAACACATGAACCATTCCTATGGCACTATGACAATTTTAAAGCGTTTTCAGCATCTGGTAAGAGAGAAGATGCCAATGTGCCAGGCACTCTTGGATATGCAGAACAAAGAAATAGAACCAGCACAGTACCTACGGTAAGATTAGGACAATATCAAGCCGACTTAGAAAAATATATTAAGAACACGGTTCCAGGTACCACAGATGTTGCGGCTATACAGAAAGCCACTGCTGATTTTACACAAAACTATTCAAGTATTTTCAACTTATCAGACTCAGGACCACTGGCTATCAGACCATTACTGCCAGGAATCAGTGATGTTTCGAATCAAGTTATTAATAGAATCACAGGCATTGCAGGAGGAGAAGTAGGCAATCTATTCAAAGATCAAATATTTGTGAATCAAGCTGGCACATTGTATACACTTGGAGACATGGGTAAAGTTATTAATAATTTGCCAGGAGGCAATGTTGTTGGCAATCTTGCTGCCACAGCACAAAATGCAGTAAACGCCACTGTTGGAAATGTGATCAATAATGCGATCAGTAGCGGAGTTAACAGTGTAGCCAACACTGTATTTTCTAATAGTAATGTATCTGCAGTTAAAGACTTTTTCCGAGGAGATGGTATAGACACGTATGCTCTCGCAAATGATATGTCTGTAAGCTCTTTTGTAGATCCTCAAGTATTTGGAGGAGGATTGCCAGACCTATTCAAAAATGTTGGAGATATATTTGGACAGGGAGCATTCGGAAACAATGTAATATCTGGTATAAATTTAAGCAATCTATCTCCAGAAGGATTGATACAAGGACTGGGCACAGCAGCAATCAACACCGGCATAAGTATTGTGACAGATCAATTTAGAAATATTATTGGAGGAGAGATTACTTCTTTAACTAATATAACAAGTGTACTGTCAGGAGGAATTGAAAACGTGCTAGGATCTGTGGCATCGAGTGTGGGAGATGTATGGAGTTTTGCACAAGGTGGATTTGCTTTCAGTGATGGCGCTGATATTTTAACAGTAGCAGATTTTGGATTTGGAGGATTTGGGTGGTAGATTATGGCATACGAAGATAAAAATAGCAATAGCAACTTAAGACAAGTGTTCAAAGGTTTCAGTTCACGAGCCGATCAAAACAATTTTAGATTGTACGATTTTGAATTAATCAAACAGGATCTTATCAATAGATTGAGTGTACGCAAAGGCGAGCGAGTGGAAAATCCTGAATTTGGCACTATAATCTATGATTGCATATTTGAACCTTTGACCAATGCTCTAAAACAAGCCATAGCCGATGACATTACACAAAATTTAAATGCTGATCCACGTATTAGTTCATCTGATATCACTGTGAGCGAAACTGAAAAAGGCATTGCTGTACAAGCCACTATAACCTATGTACCCTACAATATTACCGAGAAATTAACATTCTCATTCGACGAAAACTCTCTTTTACGCCTGTCTTAATCTACGCACTTAATAATATCCATAAATATCCGTGTATTAAACTATGTCCACTACTGATAGACAAAACCGATTGCTTGTAGCCGAAGATTGGCGCAAAATCTATACCAGTTTCCAACAAGCTGATTTTAAATCCTACGATTTTGAGACACTGAGAAGGACCATGATTGCCTATCTTAGAGAAAATTATCCAGATGATTTCAATGATTTTGTTGAGAGTTCAGAATACATTGCGCTGATAGATCTTATTGCGTATATTGCTCAGAGTTTGAGTTTTCGAGTGGATTTAAATGCTCGAGAAAACTTTTTAGAAACAGCTTCTAGAAGAAACAGCATACTGAGATTGGCACGATTAATCAATTACAATGCCAAAAGAAATCTTCCAGCCACAGGACTTTTAAAATTTCAATCAGTGTCTACCACCCAGGATGTTCGAGACAGCGGTGGCAACAGTCTAGCCAACGTTACAATTGTGTGGAATGATTCTACCAATGCTAACGCTAGAGAACAATTTATTACTATATTGAATGCAGCCAATGTGTCCGGTCAATTAATTGGAAAACCCAAAGAGTCGGGCAACATTGGTGGAATTAAGACAGAGACTTATATGGTGAATACCACTAATACAGACGTACCAGTATTCACATTCACTAGAGGCATAAGTGGAATAGCAAGAAACTTTGAAATAGTGCCAGCCACAATATCCGATTCAGAATCTATCTATGAACAAGCACCAGTGCCAGGCACAGGATTCACTTATGTTTATAGAAATGATGGAGCAGGTGACTCTAGTCCTAACACAGGATTTTTTGCTCTACTGAAACAAGGATCGTTGGCCAATCTTGAATTTTCTATAACTCAACCCACAACCAACTATGTTCAATCTATCAATGTTAACAACATCAACAACATCGATGTGTGGTTGTATGAGTTAGATGATTTTGGACAGATAGAAAAATTTTGGACCAAGGTACCCGATCTCAGTGGTAACAATGTCATCTATAACAGTTTAAATGCAGATGTTAGAGACATCTACAATGTTGTCACTAAAACCAATGACGCAGTGGATCTTGTGTTTGGAGATGGCAACTTTTCTAACATACCATCGGGAAGATTTAGAGCATACTACAGAACCAGTGCCAATTCAAATTTCTCAGTTCAACCAGCCGACATGCAAGGCATATCATTCAGTATGTCCTACACAGATGTCAATGGAGGAGAACAGACATTAACAGTCACAGCATCTCTACAACAGAGTATCTATAATGCTGCTGCAACAGAGAGCAACGACAGTATCAAAACCAAAGCACCACAGGTATATTATTCTCAGAATAGAATGATCACAGCAGAAGATTATAATGTGGTTCCTCTATCAGCATCACAGGAAATTATTAAAATAAAATCAGTAAACAGAAGTGCCAGCGGTATTAGTAGAGCCAAAGAGATCATAGATCCCACAGGAGCATACAGCAATGTATCAGTATTTGCTGATGACGGAATACTTTACAGAGAAGAGAGCACACCAGAATTTACTTTTACATTTACAAATAGAAATGAGATATTAGACGTAATTAATCGATTGGTAGAACCAACATTGTCTTTATCTTCTGCTAGACAATTTTATTATATCAAGTATGACAGAAGAGATCTTAGTGCTTTAAATGCCTCTTGGGTCAGCACAACCACAGGCACCAATACTAACACAGGTTATTTTACAGCTGGTGGACCATTAGCAGTGGGAGATTTTGCAACCACTAATTTAAAATATGCTAAACCAGGAGCTCTAATTAAATTTACATCGCCAGACACAAGAAAATTTTTAAACGGCAAATTAGTATCTGCAAGTACAAACCTAGCACAGGATAGACAGTGGAGTAAAATTGCTGCAGTGGTAGGAGATGGTGCTAACGGAGGAGCAGGCAATCTAGAAACAGGAATAGGACCAATTACATTAAATGATATAGTGCCTGAAGATGCTGAATTAGCATCAGTTATTCCTCAATTCGTAACTGTATTTGATACTGCATTGAAAACAGATTTGCAAGATAGAATAGAAATTTATGAAGAGTTTGGTCTACGATTTGATGAAGAAAACTCTGAATGGATAGTAATAACAGGTGCTAATTTAAATTCTTCTGAAGAATTTTCTTTGAACGATACAGGAGATAATACAAACACTAATCAAGATGCTAGTTGGTGGTTTAAATTTACCAACGACGGAAATACATACACAGTAACTTCTAGAGCATTGGATTATATTTTTGAATCAGAAGCAGATAATAAATTTCATTTTGATAGTCAAGAAAGAATATACGATTATATCACAGGAACATCAGTGAAGGACACTGTGAGAGTATTAAAAAGTAACACTGTGCCCAGCACAGGACTAGGCATAGGTTATCCAATTGATTGGCAGATTGTGGACACAGTGGAAGAATCAGATGGATATCAAGATAATAGAAAAGTTAAAGTCGGATTTTATGACAACGACGATGATGGAGTAGTTGATAATCCAGATATTTTTGATATTGTAGTAGAACCAGACGTATCTATCACAACAAAATTTGTATTTTTTGAAAAATATAACAGTTATGACAATATAGAAAGATACAGACCTTATTCAGCTACTAATTTTATAGTTACTTCTTTAGAATCTAATATTACAATACCGGGAGAGTACGAAGATGGACAACTATTTTATTTCTACACAGATGATGTGGTTAAAATCTACAACAGTGAAGCAATAACATTGAACACTACTACAGATTATTATGCTAGAAGAGGCAGAAGTGCTATAGAATTCCTATATAGACACAATGCTGGACAAGGCACTAGAATAGATCCTTCTCAAACCAATATTGTTGATATCTACATGTTAGAAAGATCTTATGATCAGTTATATAGAACATGGTTATCTCAAGGTGGCACAGAACCTGCACCATCCACATCAGATCAATTAAGAATTTCTTACTCAGGAGTATTGAATCCATTAAAAGGATTATCAGATCAAATAGTATACCATCCAGTGAAATACAAAATATTATTTGGATCCAAAGCAGAAGAACAATTCCAAGCCACATTCAAAGTGGTTAAAAACTCTCTAACCAATGTGACCAATGCAGTTATCAAAACTCGAGTTATACAGGCTATAAATGAATTTTTTGCTCTAAATAATTTTGATTTTGGAGATACTTTTTATTTCACAGAGTTAGCTACTTACATACACAATCAATTAGCACCAGATCTATTAACAGTGGTTATAGTACCCAATCAAAACGAACAAGCATTTGGATCATTATTCCAAATCAGTGGTGCTGCAGATGAAATTTTTATCAGTGGAGCGACTGTGGATGATGTTGTAATCATTGATGCTATAGGTGCCAATCAGTTAGCAGCTAGCGGTACAGTTGTAACTAGTACTACTGGTACCACTACCAGCAATAGATCAACATCGGCAGTATCATCAGTTACCACAGGAAAATCTGGATCAAGATCCAACACAGGCAGTAGCGGAACAGGATACTAGAGATGGCTGATTCACCTATCAACAGCACAACTAATTACGAAGTTGTTACAGACAGTAACGGTGTGACTCTGAGAAGATCCATAGCTCATCTGCCATCGTTCTATAGAACAGACAATAATCATAGATTTTTAACCAGCACTTTAGATCAATTAATACAACCAGGCAAATTAACAAGATTAGATGGCTATGTTGGTCGTCAATATTCTTATACTAGACAAGCAGCTGACAGTTATATCGAAGCAACCAGCGAGGACAGAGCCAATTATCAATTAGAACCTGCTGTGACCTACACAGACAAAGATACATCTTCTATCAATCCAGAAGACCAAGTTAAATTCACAGCCACCTATGATGATTATATTAATCAAATAAAATTCTTTGGTGGCAATGTTGATAATCATGATAGACTTAATAAAGAGATAGTGTATGCATGGAATCCTGCAGTAGACTTTGACAAATTAATCAATTACAGAGAATACTATTGGTTGCCAGAAGGTCCAAATCCCATTTTAGTTTCTAATAACGGTACAAATTCAGTTACTGAGATATCAGTGGATCATGTGGGCAACACTGCTTATACTTTCAGCACATATGATGGTGTACAAAATCCCACAATAACATTATACAGAGGTAACACTTACAAATTTGTATTAGATGTAGACGGTCATCCTTTCTATATTATGACCGAACCATTTACCACGGGCATAGCCGAGGATGGCAGCACATCAGTGATTTATTCTTCAGCTGTGTCAGGCAATGGCACTGAGGTTGGTATTTTAACTTTTACGGTACCATCAGATGCACCAGACATATTGTATTATCAGTGTGGCAATCACCAAGCAATGCAGGGTATTTTAACAATTAAAACTATCACTGCTGTAACAAAAATAGATGTAGAGCACGAGATAGTAGGCACAAAGAATTATATCATGTCTTCAGGAATAAAACTGAGCAATGGTATGAAATTAAAATTTATTGATAATGTGACCAGTGCAACATATAAAAATAAAGAATTTTATGTGGAAGGAGTGGGCGATCATATTACTCTAACAGATACTGCTCGATTAATCACACCAGAATCTTATTCTGCAGAGACCACAGAATTGTATGACACAGTGACTTACGATAGTAGACCTTATGCAATCAGTTTTTATAGACCCGAAACACCCGATTATATCACAATCAAAAGAGACAGTCCAGATAACAATGCATGGAGTAGATATAACCGATGGTTTCATAAATCAGTAATAAAAACATCAGACGATGTTAATGGTAATATTACCGCTTTATTAGAAACAGCTAGAGCCAAAAGACCCATAATAGAATTTGACTCAGGCATACAATTATATGATCACGGAACAGAAGGATTAAACTCTGTGGCCTTGATTGACACAGTGACCACAGATGTGTTCTCCACAGTGGTCAACTCTTCAGGATACATTGTGGACGGTATTTCTTTAGCACATGGCATGAGAGTATTATTCACAGCAGACACCGATTCAATAGTTAAAAATAGAATTTATAAAGTGAATTTTGTCACAGTGGGAGGTAACTCAGTAATAAATCTTACGCAAGAAGCAGATGGCATACCACAAGATGGTCAAACTGTGTATGCAGAGTTAGGAGCAAACTACCAAGGAAAAACTTTTTATTACAGTGAGTCTGAAAATGCATGGCAGCAAGGACAGACAAAAACAGCTCTAAATCAAAAACCTTTATTTTCTTTACAGGATAATAATGATATAAAATTTAATGATCAAACAGTGTATCAAAATTCTTCTTTTGCAGGTGCTGCTGTTTTTGAATATAAAATTTCAGAAACTTCTCCTGTGGATACAGTGTTAGGATTGAGAGTAAAATACAAC